AAAAAGCTACAGAAAACTTCGCAGGACAGGTTCAGAAATTTTGGGCAGATGCTTTCAAAGACTACGCAAAGTCAGTTGAAGCATTTTTTCAAAATAACAAAAAGTAAATAATAACAACTAACAATCAGGAACACTAATGGCTAAAAAAGAAAAGTCTGTTTCTGAACTTCTAGAACAAGTACAAGATATACTTGCAGAAATTCAGGACAAAGTTAGTGAAAATGAAACTGATGATGAGTTTGACGATTGGTCTGAAGACCAAGACGAAGAATAGTCATTAATGTAATTTTAGCTCCGCTTATGAATAGAAGAACTAGTAAGAGCTTTCACAAATGTAAAAAAGAACATTTAAGTAAATCACACTTTGACATTTTAATATTTGAAATACGAAATTTAAAAAGAGATGTTGAAGAACTAAAAGGATTTATGAATAAGTCTAAAGGAACACTAGCGGTACTAATTTTTATTTCTGGTTTAGTTGCAACAGTTATTATGGCTTTAGATTATTTTAAAAAATAAAATTATGAAAAAAGGATTATACGCAAATATTTTAAGAAGAAAAAGATTAGGAATTTCAAGAAGTAAAAAGAAATCAACTATATCTCCTGAAGCATATAAAAATATGAAAGAAGGTTTTCCTAAAAAATAAATGTCAGAAAAATTAAAAGAGCTACACGAAAAACTTTGTGAAGTATTATTAGAAAAAATTAATAATCCTGAAGTTACGGCCAGTGAATTAAACGTAGCTAGACAGCTTTTAAAAGATAATGGGATAGATGCTGTTCCAGTGGAAGGAAGCCCACTTAAGTCTTTATTAGATGAACTTCCATTTAAAGAACCTATTAAATTAGCTAATTAGCTATATTTAAAGACCTCTTTGACCACCTTTATTTAAGCCACCTTCTTGGCTTTCATAATTAACATTACGAGTATTCCAACCTAAAGGTATGGAATAATCTTTTGGGAAGACAAATAAATGATACTGATTTGCAGTGTCCATTAATCTACTTTCTTTAGGATAAAGTTCAATGGCTTCTCTATCTTCAGATATTAACTCATTCTTAATTAATTGAAGATGTCTCCAATCGTGAATTGCTTTTTTATCAATTCGTTTGATTGAAAGATAATCCATAGAACCTTTCCAAAGTTTCTCGTGAATTAACCAGTCAGCTTGACTACCACGAAATACTCTAACTTCGTACAAGTCGTTTTTCCAAACTTCACAATTATACATTTCATTGTAATATTGTTTAGCTTGTTCGTTAGTTAAGGAGAGACCAAATTTAAGAGCTTCAGATTTACAATAGATAAATCTTTCACTCATTGGTAAATTCCAAATTGGAAATCTAGCTTGGATAAATTTATTCATACTAGTTCTCCTTTACGTAGGTCTTCCAGTACTGGCCTTTGATTAACAACTTCTTAGTTGTAGTCTGATGGTGCAATTCTAATATTTGCATTTGCAAACATTTATTGATTGCTCTAGAAATTCTACCTGAATTAATTTCAGGAAGTTTTTCTTTAATTAAACCAATCATAACTCTACGACCTATTCCTTTTACTCTTTTAGAAGGATTAGAATAATTTTCTTGAAGCAACTTTACTACTTCAGGATAAACTACTGCGAAAGAGTTACGACTTTCTTTTTTATACTTGGAAGCAAAAGCTAAAAACCAATCGTTCCAACCTTGTGGGTCGGAAGTCCAGTTCGGAGCTTTTTCTTCTCCTGTATATTTTATTTTGTTTGTCATTTTTATTTTCCTTTTTTTTATTTATAAGTACATTTTATCACACCGACTTTTTGAAAATCGTCTAGAAGCTAGTAAAATGGTTTTGTAAATATCCACAAGTGAATAAGTTATTGAAATTAAAAATAAATAACTTTGTAAAAAATGAAAATAATGCTTTTTTTAAAAAACAAAAAAAATTATGGTGAACGATAAATTAAAAGATTTTAGAAACTTTTTATATCTAACTTGGAAGCATCTTAATCTTCCTGAACCAACTAAAATTCAGTACGACATTGCAAATTATATTGCTACTGGTTCTCAAAGAACTATTGTCAGTGCTTTTAGAGGAGTAGGTAAGAGCTGGATAACTTCTGCTTTTGTATTGTGGAAACTACTTTTAAATCCTCATTTAAATATATTAGTTGTCTCTGCTTCTAAAAATAGAGCAGATGATTTTAGTACGTTTTGTCTGCGTTTATTGTCAGAAATGCCAATACTTATGCACCTTTATCCAAAGGATAATCAAAGACAAAGTAAGATAAGTTTTGATGTAGCACCAGCAGGAGCTTCACATCAACCTTCTGTTAAGAGTTTAGGAATTACAAGTCAGCTTACAGGTTCAAGAGCAGATATTATTGTAGCAGACGATATTGAAACTTCAGGAAATACTCAAACACAGTTTATGAGAGACAAACTTTCTGAAAGCATAAAAGAATTTGAAGCTATTATTAAACCTGAAGATACATCTAGAATTATATTTTTAGGAACACCACAGAACGAATTTAGTATTTATAATAAACTTCAAGAAAGAGGTTATAAAATAAGATACTGGTGTGCTAGATACCCAAATGAAACACAATTTAAATCTTATGGTTCTAATCTAGCTCCAATTATTTCTAATACTTGGAACTCTGATATGGTTGGTAAAGCAACTGACCCATCAAGATTTGATGAACAAGATTTATTAGAAAGAGAAGCAAGTTATGGAAGACTTGGTTTTAATTTACAATTTCAATTAGACACAACTCTTTCTGACTTAAATAAATATCCATTGAAGTTATCAGACTTTGCAGTGATGACTTTAAACCAAGAGAAAGCTCCACAGAAAGTTATCTGGGCTTCTTCTCCTGAATTAAAATATAATGATATTCCTTGTGTAGGTTTGCAAGGTGATGGTTTTTATAGACCAATGCAAGTTCAAGGAGATTGGATTGATTACACAGGTTGTGTGATGAGTATTGACCCTTCAGGTAAAGGTAAAGATGAAACTGCCTATGCGGTTACTAAATTTCTAAATGGAAATATTTATTTAATTGATGTTGGTGGATTTAATGCAGGTTACACTGATTATGTTTTAGATAAACTAACACAAGTCGCTAAAAAGAATAAAGTTAATAAGATTTTAATTGAAGATAACTTTGGTCAAGGAATGTTTGAAGCATTACTTCGACCTTATTTAGTAAAAGAATATCCTTGTTCTACTGAATTAATTAGACAGACAACAAACAAGCACAGAAGAATTTTAGATACATTAGAACCCCTAATGTCTCAACATAGAATAATTGTAGATATTAATGTTATTAGAAAAGATTATGAGACTACGAATGATTTGTATTCTCCTGAACAAGCATTGAAGTATCAATTATTTTACCAAATTAGTAGATTACAAGTTGGAGTGAACAACTTGACAGTAGATGATAGAATAGATGCTTTGCAGATGTCTTGTCATTATTGGTTACAACAATTAGCAAAAGACCAAGATTTAGCTTTTCAACAGAAAAAAGAGGAAGACTTTAGAATACAGTTAGATAAATACTGGGGTGATAACTCTCACAATAGTAGTTGGATTAAGTATTAATTTTACACTTAATTTTTAAATATAATTTTTATACTTAATTAGAACAATACAAGGAAAATATAGGAAAAAGAGGGGTACAGAGGTAGGTCTAGAGGACAACTTGATAGCTCTCCGTGCTTCTAATGCAAACTTTTTTGCTATGTTTGTTCCTAAAGTGCAACCTATCAATTAAAAAACACACACCTTTAAAGACACTACAAGACCCTATACTCATTTAAAATTATAGGTCTAGAATTGCACTATAGTACCTTTTTTAAGAAGTTTCTGATTGAAGTTACAGCTTCAGCTTAATCTTAATTTTTAATATTAATTTTTTACTATAGTACAACTATAGTAAATCTATAGTTAAACTATAGTACAAACTATAGTCCTTCTATAGTATTATAACTAAAAGAAGTAGATGTAAGTACTTCTTATAGAACAACTATAGTTCAACTATAGTTTCTAACTAAAGTATATACCAACAGGAACTCTCTGAAATTTACAGGAAGCTACTGGGAGCTTACTGGAACTAACCTAACATAAAGTCAAAAATGAACGAACAAGTCATATACCTTAAAGCATTAGTTAATAAACAACCAAAATTATCTAATACTGATGAGTTTAAAATTAAGGTAAAATCATTAGCAAAAGACATTTATACAGATGTAATACCCAAATCTAATGAGCAAGACTGTTTTGAAGGTAGAGAGTTTATACTTAAAAACATTAATAGCTTCCTAGAATATGCAGTGGACTATTCATTAGCTGATAAGTTTAATGAGCTATTGTTTTATCCTGAAAAATAATTTGGCAAAAAAATCTGACAAGCTCACGCATAGGCGGAAAAAAATATTTACCCCCTCTGCCGTCAAAAATATATAGGGGTACACTCTGCCTGTAATGCAAATATGTTT